ATAAAAAAGCACTTCGTCTTACAGGTAGTGATTCTTCTACTGATAATGTAGTTTTTGTTGCTGGACCAAGAATTTCATTAACCAGAAGCGGCGATGAAATTACTATTACTGGCACAGAAATTAACACTGATACCAATACCGATACAACCTATAGTGTTAATGCTGATACATTGATTGTCTCCAATAATGCAGTAGGTGCGAGACTTAATCTTGTTGGTGGCGGCACTGGAGTCGGAAATGGAATTATAGATAGAATTAATTTCAAAAATGGCACTGGAGTAACAGTTTCCTCTGCAAATGCAGACGATATTACTATTTCCATTGGACAAAATGTTGCGACCACATCAGATGTAACATTTAATAATTTAACTCTGACAGGAGGTTTTACTGTTCAAGGTGCTCTCACCTATGTTAATACAACTAATTTAGTTGTAACTGATAAAACCATAACAATTGCTGATGGTGTTACTAACTCAATATTAGCAAATGGTTCTGGAATTTTACTAGGCACTTCAAATATTAATTTGACATATAGCGATGCCGTTCAAGCATGGGAATCAACTACTAATTTTAATTTAGTTCCTACTAAAACATATAAGATCGGTGGCACAACTGTATTATCATCTACCCAAGTATTAGGCAAAGCAGTACCAACTGGTAATATCGTTGGCACTACCGATACTCAAACACTTGCCAATAAAACTTTAATTAATCCAATAGTTTCATCCATTCTTAACACTGGCACAGTATATTTTCCAGCACCTGCAATTGCTGACACATTAGTAGGCAGAAATACTTCAGATACTTTAACTAATAAAGTAATTAATGGAAATAATAATACCATTACAAATATTGGCAACTCTTCACTGTCAAATAGCAGCATTATAATTAATGGCACTGCGGTATCTCTCGGGGGATCTATTTCAGTCACTGCTTCTGATCCATACAATGATGAGAAAGCACAAGATGCTATCGCAGGAAGTTTTACAACTGGAGTGCATACTGGAATTAGTTTTTCTTATGATGATACTACAGGAAAAATTAATGCCACTGTAACTGGCGGCGGTGGCGGCGGTAGTGGGGTTGCCCAAATTCAATCGGATTGGACGCAAACTAACACAGCATCTCTTGATTTTATTAAAAACAAACCAACCTTGTTTAGTGGATCATATACTGATCTAAGTAATAAACCAATATTAGCAACAGTTGCAACGTCTGGATCATATACTGATCTAAGTAATAAACCAACCTTGTTTAGTGGATCATATACTGATCTAAGTAATAAACCAATATTAGCAACAGTTGCAACGTCTGGATCATATACTGATCTAAGTAATAAACCTGCTGCATATACTCTACCAACTGCTACTAATACCGTTCTTGGTGGTGTTAAAATAGATGGATCCACTATTACTATAAACAATGGTGTTATCAGTGCTATTGGTAGTAGTAATAGTACTGCTGCAAACGGAACATTTACTGCCGTTGTTGGGGTGAATAATACAATTGATACATTCGATACTGCTACGTCAAATTACAAAACAGCAGAATATACACTTTACATAGTAAATGGCACATCAATGCAATCTCAAAAAGTATTATTAATGCAAGACGGATCGAACGTATATTCTCAAGAATATGCAATAATTTACAATACTCAAACTCCTATCGCCTCTGTAACTTCTGATATATCTGGTGGAGTAGTTACAGTTAAAGTATCTCCATTAGGCATTTCTGGATCAACTACTTTTAAATTCACCCGCGAGGTAATACTCTAATGTCAACACAAAAACATATATACGCAGTCGGATGTCATACTCCAGAAGATTGGGATTATATTCACGAAATCCTGCTTCAAGATCAGTCTACAGAAAATTTTGTTCCGTGTAATTGTATAGAATGTCCAGACTTAAAAGAACATAGTTCTACAAGAGCATTATATTTGTTGACAGATGAAGAAGCAGAAGAATTAAAAAATCACGCAAAAGTTAAATTTGTACACTTAGATATTCCAAGCAATCCTGATGTATTTAAAAAGCCTCATGCTAAAGATCTTTATAATGCTTTTAGATATACTACAAATGTAAAAAATTACAGACCATTAGTTGACGACGATATTTCTTTGCTTCCAGAAACACCAACAATAGAAGATATGAATAGGTGTGGGTATCAACTAATGAGATCCACACAAAGAACTGATCCATGGAATGGAGATACTGGTGTTTTACCTAGTAAAGTTCCCTACACATTAGATGGAAAACACGTTGATCTAGTTGTTGCTGATGATGGATGTTGGCACGGACATCCAGAGTTTCAAAATAATACAGGATACGGACCAACCAATTATGTTGGTGGCAATGTTCTTCCTGGAAACGGAACTTGTGATGTATTAGATTTAATATTGGATAGTCCATATTATATTGATCCAGCATGGTTTAATGCAGATCCTGCTGCCAGATTAATGACTCGTTGGGACGGTACGACTGTTCCTACCGAATCTGCTGCACACGCTTGGTGGTCAAGTGGTGCCAATAGATCAGCAACATTTGCCAACATCGGCACCGTTCCTGTTAGTTCTAACTATACACGAGCTGCTCATTGTGGATCTAATATTAAACCACCACCAATTAATGGTACTCATGGTACTCCGTGTGCGTCACAAGCTTTTGGAAGAACTCTTGGATGGGCATTTAATGCTAACAAGTGGACTATATCGGCTATTGCTAACGCAAATGGTATTGCTGTAGATAATGCCAATGATATAGAATACTATTTCGACATACTGAAATTATTTCATATGTACAAACCAATTAATCCAATATATGGAAATAAAAATCCTACAGTAAGTAGTAATAGTTGGGGATATAGTAGCAACGGATATAGAGCATCTGGAACAAAATATTATTTTTATAGAAAAGGTGCTTCTGGAGGAAAAGGAGCTGCATATACAAGTACTACCCTCCCAGGATTTCTTAACAATTTTACTGCTGGCCTTGGTCAAGAAATGGTTCCAAACGCAGCGACAGCAGCAGGGGATGAAGTGATTGCTGCTGGGGTTATCTTTGTTACTGCTGCTGGTAATACAAATCAAAAGCAAGTAAACAGCAACCATAAAGATTACAATAATTATTGGGGAACATCTTCAACTGCTACTCTTGCTAATTCTACATCAACTCAATTTGATTTGTCCACATATAATACAATAAATCGTAGAGGATTCCCTGAACATATTGGAAAGACAGCAAATGGTCAATATCCTGTTATAACTGTTGGAGCATTAGACGATGATTATCACTCCAGTGGTAAAGAACAAAAAGTATTTTATAGTAATATGGGCAACACAATTGATGTATATGCTCCCGCAGACGGTACACTAGGTGCCAATCTTAATTACGATTCTATTGGAGTGAGACCAGATACTTATCCATCAATAAGTGGTAAATTCTTTGGTAGAGGAGTCACTGGAGTTGCCACATCTACTGCTTATATGGGGTCCAGTTCTGAAGGTGGTGGTCAATTATTTGGAGGAGATACGGAATCTCCTAATGGAATACTTTTAAACTCAGGGAGAAGAATAACTACAACTTCTAACGATACTGTGTCAGTGACATCAATTACATATTCAGCGCCAACTACTGCAGGATTAACAGCAGATTCAACTCCATCTATTGGAATGACATTTTCTGGATATGATTATTATAATTATAATGGATTTTGGGATGTGGTTTTGCCTTTTAATATAAATTTTGGATCCTTACAAACTGATGAAGTTTTTATAAACACAAACAGTTATGTTACATTTGGAAGTAGACCAACAAACCAAAATTATGACTGGGATATTTACAATCAATATACTCAGTCCGAACCGCCAATGCCAAAAATGTTTATATTATCCTCTGATGGAACAGGACAAAAAATTTGGACGGGAGTTTTTGGCACCGCACCAAATAGAACATATAAAATAAGATTTGAAGGAACTTCTGGATATGGTTTCGCCACCGATACATCAACTATAATATGGGAATTGACTTTTTATGAGGCATCTCCTTACCAGATAGATCTACAGACGGCAATAAATAGTCATATAAGTAAACCAACTGATTGTTCCTTTGGTGGTACTAGTTCTGCCTGTCCTGTTACAGCAGGATTAATTGCTACAGTCTTGCAAGAAAATAGAACTTGGAATTGGAAAAAAGTGAGAAAATATATTACTGGTAGTATGAGACCTCAATCAAAAAATGACTTTTACATAGGCAAAGAATGCACAAAACCAAATGATCCAGCTTGGTCTGATAAAAATAGTATACAAGGCAGTACACCAATTATATTATACAATCGTAAAACCTCTTAATATTAATAAATACTTAAAACCCTATTATGTCATATCAAGATTTCACAGTAAGTAATTTATATCTTGGAGGAGATGGGGATGGCACTCAGGTTGCAACAATTACCGCTCCTTCTGACGGTACTCTAATAGTAGAGGGCAAAAATGCCACCGCCTTTAATTTTGCTATAAATGGTGATACTAGTATCTCAGGCGATATGTCAATTCAAGGAGATATAGTCAGTGATTTAGATCTTCCATATAATGCTATAATAGCTCAAGATATAGAGGTGACGAATCTTTCGGTCACTGGTGTTACTTATGAAAAAACCACCTCTAATTTTAATACATCTATCATCGGCAACAATGTTACCCTTGGGTTTGATATATCAGTTGGGTCGAGTCCAATCATACTTGGCACTCCAACCACATCAATTACCAAATGGGGGTTTTCCTCAGTTAATACTGATCTGGGAGATGTTGTGAAGGTAACACTAATCTTAAATGCAACCGCTAGTTACACCTATTCCGACGCCTGTAGCGTTAATGGAGTTGCAATTAGTGGTGGAGTTTTATGGCCAGGGGGAGTAACTCCAACCGCGAGTAATGGTGATGATTTATTAACCTTTACTATTATTACTGATAATGATGGCGTAACTAAAGTATATGGATCTGCAATTTTAAATTACTCTTAAATTATTTTAATTTAAAATGAGACAACATCTCGTAATGGTTAGACAAATAACTAAATACAAAAGAAACAATATCATTCTAGAGAAATAAGATGTCGATTAAAAGAATTCCTATTGCTATTGGAATTAAACCAGATCAGGTAGCAACTTTTACGAATAAAACTATTAGTGGAAGTAATAATACATTAACTAATATCGGAAACTCGTCGTTGGTTAATAAGACTATTACTTTAAACGGTTCTCCAGTAGAATTAGGAGGTTCTGTATATCTTTCATCTTATTCTCTAGACTACTCTAATGATCCAGCACAACCAACAGCAATTAGTTATGCACAAGGACATTTAAATATTGAGGGTAGCGTAGTAAGTGGCAATAAGGACTATGTAACATTTACTGTTGGTAATACACCTATTACTGCTCTATATCTAACACATTATAATAGTGTTGATGGTATTGCTTTTTTTGCTATCCAACAAGGATCTTCATGGACAGCTGGACAAGACGTTAGCTTGATGACAACATATAGTCATTTTGGTCCTGGAGCTCCAGTTGGTTACAGAGTAAATGATAATGTTTTAGCAGCACCTAATCCAGATGTAACTCTGGCAGCAAATACCACATATACTATGTGGATTCAACAAACAGGAAATAATGCTACCAGATATACTTTCTCTACCAATCCTTCATATATTGGTAGTTGGGCACTAGTTGACACTAATACCACATATTCAATCAAAGCATCTACAGCAGCAAGTGGTGCTAGTTTAGATTTGGATGCAGGTGGATCTGGCACTGGTACAGACAGCGTAAATTTTATTGGTGCTGGTAACGTAACTGTTACAAGACTTAATGCCAATACTATTAGAATCAGTGATGCTGGTGCGTTGGGTGGTGTTGCATTAACCGCAGATAACACTGCAACTCTCACAAATAAAACAATCAGTGGTGCTAATAACACTTTAACTGCTATTCCAAACACAGCATTACTTAATAACTCCATTACTATTAACGGTGAATCCGTTGCACTTGGAGGATCTATTACTGTCGCTGGTGGCGGCGGCGGTGGTAGTGGAGATGTAACTCTCGCTGGCATACAAACACTAACAAATAAAACTATTAGTGGAAGTAATAATACTTTATCTAATATTGGAAATGCTTCCTTAACAAATCCATTTATTAGTATAAATGGCACTCAAGTTGCTTTAGGCACCAACTTTACTGTATCTGGATTAGGCGACGTAACTTTAACTGGCACACAAGATCTTTCAAACAAATCATTATTGGCGCCAGTTATTCAAGATGCTAAAGTTATTGGAACTTTTAGAGTCGGTGTGACTGGTGGCGGAAACCCAGGTACAGCAGGACAAGTATTAAAATCTACTGGCACAGGAGTGCAATGGGCAACAGAGAATCAAATTACAGCTGCTTCTCTTACAATAGGTAATGGATTATCAAGTAGTGGTGTCTCAGAATTTAATGGATCTAATGGCATTACGGTTTCTATTAATTCTGCAATTGTTGCTACATTAACTGGAACACAAACATTATCAAACAAAACATTATCTGGAGCTACTTTATCTGGTGCATTAACTTTATCAAATGGAGTGGGAAGTGCTGGTCAAGTATTAGTCTCAACTGGCACTGGTGTTCAGTGGGGTGCTGGCGGCGGCGGTGGTGGTGGTAGCTTTAATGGTCCTGCATCGGCAACTGATAACGCTATCGTTAGATTTGATGGCACTACTGGAGCAACAGCACAAAACTCATTAGTAACAATTTCAGATACTGGTGTGATTACAGCACCTTCAGTAGCAAGCGTAATACCTTTTTACCACGCAAATCAACTATCATTCCCATCTGCATCGACGTATAATGGTGCAGTAGCAGTATCTGCAAATGACAATACTATTCACTTTGCAAGTGGCGGCAACTGGATTCAACTTGCTAAATCATCTGAAGTAGCTGTTTCTGCCCGTCAAACATTTCAAACTACTACTGGATCATTGGCAAATAATGCAACCGCATACCCAGATATTACTGGTGCATATAAATCTTATTTACTATTTAAAATAGTAACTGATAAAGCAGCGTGGGTAAGAGTTTACACATCCACAGACGCAAGAACAGCAGACGCATCTAGAAATATTGATACTGATCCATTCCCAGGAAGCGGTGTGATTGCAGAAGTAATTACTGCACCTGGGTTTCTTACACAAGTATTAACATCAGGAGTAATTGGTTTTAATGATCAACCAACGCCAGTCAACACAATTTATCTATCTGTTACTAACAGAAGTGGATCAACTGGCACAGTAACAGTAACACTAACCGCTCTCAAATTAGAAGCATAATGGAAAGAGAATATATTGTAACAGCTAAAACAAAAGAAGATTTAGAAAGTCTATATAATGACTTAGAAACTCTTGTTGATTGCGAATACATTCCAAATAGAGAAGTTGAATGCGTACATCGCAGACCAATTAGTAGAAATACACATTACTATTTGACTCCAGAAGAAGCAGAATTAATTAGACAAGACCCTAGAGTTTTAGATGTTAGTTTAACCCCAGAAGAACAAGGTGTAATTATTTCACCAGCATATCAATTGACTAGTAACTCTTGGAATAAATCAGGTTTTAGTAATGATTCAAATAGAAATTGGGCAATGTATCGTTGTGTAAATGGGGAGCAAGTTTCAAATTGGGGATCTAATGGCACAAATAGTCAAAGCGGAACAGTAACATTTACAAGCACTGGAAAAAATGTAGATGTTGTTATTGTAGATGGTCATTTTGACCCAGCTCACCCAGAATTTGCTGTCAATGAAGATGGCACTGGAGGAAGTAGAGTTGTACAATTCAATTGGTTTTCATTAAATCCATCTGTGAGGGGTCTGCCTGCATCAACATATCATTATACCAATGCTGTGACAAAGACATATGGTGTCACCGCAAACTCTGGTAATACAAGTAATTATGTGTTTAGTGGAGACGCAACTGGTGGTAATGGTTTAACTCTTTCTGCAACACGGGGGGATACCTTAGTATTTAATGTTAATACTAGTATCAATCATCCATTTTGGATTAAGACAGTCACTGGCACAGGCACTCTTAATGCTGTAGGTAACGGAACAACAACAGGCACAATAACAAATAATGGAGCTTCATCGGGAACAATTACTTGGAATACAGCTGGAGTAACACCTGGCACTTATTATTATCAGTGCTCAGCTCACGGAAATATGAATGGTCAAATTATCATTGCTGCTGGAAGTTATATTAATGGCAGCGCCAGTCAGCAGTCCGACAATAACCATGGGTGTCATGTTGCTGGCACCGTTGCTGGCAACAGAAGAGGTTGGGCAAGAGACGCAAACATTTATAATATAAATCCCTATGGCAGTTCTTCATCTTATACCGCTTTTTTCCTTGACTATATTAGAGAGTGGCACAACACAAAAGCAGCAAATCCAAAAACAGGAAAGAAAAATCCAACTATAACAAATCATAGTTATGGTGCTGAATCTGCTGCCGTAGCAATATCGTCTCTTTCATATGTAAAATACAGAGGGACTCAATATAATGCTCCACTTACTGCTGCTCAAT